AAGTTTCAACTATACGTTAAAGAATTTCTTTTTCCATACTGGAAGAACGACATTGTTTTCGAAGAGTTCAAACTTGTCGGCACTCGCCTTTCTTTTGATTTCTACAACGCTAACAAAAAAATTGCCGTCGAAGTTCAAGGAGGTCAACACACGAAATATGTTGAATTCTTCCACGGCAATCGTTTTCAATATCTCCAGCAATTAAAAAGAGATGAAAAGAAATTACAATTCTGCGAAGTCAATGGAATCACTCTTGTCGAAATTTATCCAAAGGATAAAATCTGCGAAGAACTTTTTTCCTCATTTGGCGTAATTTTGTAATTGACAACGGTAAAAAAAACCTTATCCTCAACTCAGATGATCTATAACTTAGAACTAGAAAAACAACTACTAGCGGCACTAATCAAAGAACCCGAAAGCTATTGTGAGATTTCCAATTTCATTAGCCACAAGGATTTCTACAGCGAAGATTCGGGGCTGCACAGTTCCATCTTTACAGTAATCAAACAAGCGATCGACGCTGGCGATCAGATTGATGAGGTCATCGTTGCACAACGAGTATCGTCACTAGGATTATCTTTCGAAGATAGACTCAATCCTGCTGATTACATTCGCTCGCTTGCCATGCGCAAAGTCCCGCACGGCAATCTAATTAAGACAGCAAAAGAACTCAAGAAGTTCACGATTCGTAGAGAGATATATGAATCCTCTCAAGAGATTGCTCGCAAGATGAAGTCTATTGCTCCAGAGTCGAGCTATAGTCAAATCATAGGAGCAGCAGATGACTCCTACAATTCGCGCATCAATCTTTATGAGATTGGAAACGATACGCCAGAAAACATCTATGATGAAATGGAAGCATTGATTGAAGAGCGAGGCAACAATCCCATTACCGAATTCGGCATGATGGGTCCTCATGAAAAAATCAATGAAATCTATGGATCACTGCTAAGACCTGGAAACATCACAGTTATCGTTGCTCGATCTGGCGTAGGAAAGACTCAATGGTGCATGGACTACTCAACTAAAGTGTCGATGAAATACAATGTTCCTGTATTGCACTTCGACAATGGCGAGATGAGCAAAGAAGAGCTTATCATGCGTCAGTGCGCTGCTATTTCTGGAGTTCAAATGCATCTTCTCGAAACAGGAAACTGGAGAAAAGCTGGACCAGATGTTGTCGCAAAGGTTCGTGCTACTTGGGCAAAAGTAAAAAACCTCAAGTTTTATTACTACAATGTCGGCGGCATGGATGTAGATTCAATGATCAAGGTTCTCAAGCGATTCTACTATGGCAAAGTTGGTCGTGGCAATAAAATGATCTTCTCATTTGACTATATCAAAACAACTTCAGAATCTGGCGGCGGCAAGAATGAATGGCAAGTAGTCGGCGAAATGGTTGACAAATTCAAGAAGTGTCTTCAGAAAGAAATCCTTCATGAAGGTGAGCCTGTCATTCCCATGATTACATCTGTGCAATCTAACAGAAGTGGTATTACCAACAACCGTCAGTCAGCAAACATTGTTGATGATGAAAGTATCGTATCGTTGTCAGACCGAATTACACAGTTCTGCTCTCACATGTTTATTCTTCGCAATAAAACTGCTGATGAAATTGAAACAGAGGGAAGAAACTTTGGCACTCATAAAATTATCAATGTAAAAGCTCGACACCTTGGCAAAGACATTGCTGGTGCTGTTGAACCAGTTCGCATTGGCGATAATTTGCGGAAGAACTTTATCAATCTTGAGTTCCATAATTTTTGCATCACCGAAAAAGGAGACCTTCGTGACATTGCTCGCGTAATGGAAGGTGGCGCAGACCTAGAAGACAATGAATCAGATGACATCCCAGACTTCAATTGATCCCGTTCACATCAAGCCTACCCTTGAAAAAATAGGGTATCGCTTGATTGATTGCGGAAATCATTGGCGCACAAAAGCTTTATATCGAGGCGGCGACAATGAAACTGCTATTTGTGTTTACAAGAACACTGGAGTATGGACTGACTATGCTCAAGGCAGTCAGAAGTTTCCCTTTGAGAGACTAATCAAATTGACTTTTGGCTCTGACCAGCAAGCTATTAAAAACATTTTATCTTCTATCAACAAGTCTGAAGAATACGTATATATTGAAAAACAAACAATCGAAATGGACCAAATCTACCCTGAATCAATGCTGAACAATCTGTTCCCCAATTTTTCTTTCTATAAGAAGAAGGGATTGTCAGATGATACTCTTAACTTTTACAAAACTGGACTCGCTCAATCTGGAAAGATGTATCGACGTATGGTATTCCCAATCTACAACGAGTATAAGCAAATCATTGGCTTCAGCGGCAGAAAGATAGACGATAGTAATGACAAAATTCCCAAGTGGAAACATCTTGGTAAGAGAAAGAATTGGATTTATCCAGCATATATTCCCGCAGAAGAAACTGTTGATTCAATCATTCGCAAAGCAGGAGAAGTTGTGATTGTCGAAAGCATAGGCGATAGCATGGCTCTTTTTGAGTCTGGCATCAAAAACAATCTTGTATCTTTTGGACTCGGTTGTCAGTCTATCATGCTATCGTATCTCAGCTCTTTTCCTGTTAAGAGAATCGTAATCGCTGGCAACAATGACTTAGATGGCGAGAATCATGGCTATCTTGGATGCGTCAAAACATTGTTAAATCTTTTGCCGTATTTTGATTTTAATTGTATCGAGATTAATTTGCCGCCAGAATCTCACAATGACTTCTCTGACGCATTTAATTCTGGAGTCGATCTAAAAAAATGGTATAATACTCCTGTAGACCGTTCTCAATTCATCAAGGAATTGATTACTTTTGTAGCCGCAAACAAGCAGAAATTTAAAGAAAAAGACCTGTCTATGCTAAGAAAAGTATTAAAATCCTCATGAGTGAACCAAAGAATTCGTTATCCGCTAGTCGCATCAAAACTCTCCAGTCTTGTAGCTGGATGTATTATGCGAAGTATGTTATTGGCATACCCGACAAATCAAACGATGGCGCAAATCGCGGCACGATCTGCCACTTAATCTTTGAAGTTCTTGGCGAGCCTCGTAGAAAAAAAATCTACGACAAAATCATTAAAAAACAAGATGTCTTTTCGGTGAAGTCTATCGAGAAACTAATTTTCAAACACGCTAAACGTCTTGGGGTAAATGATGATGATAACATCGAGTTGATTAAAAAAATGACACTCAATGGACTGATGTATGACTTCTTCGGTCTATCTGCTGGAAAACCAGCTCTAGCCGTGTCGGAACAAGATTTCGATATTGTCGTTAATGACGGAAAATTCAAATACAAAATCAAAGGATTCATCGACAAACTATTTCTCTACAAGAAGCAGAAGTTTGCACTAATTCGAGATTTTAAAACTAGCCGCGAAACTTTCAAAGGCAAAGAAGTTAAAGACAATTTACAAGACTACATGTATAGTCTTGCAGTAAAACACTTGTTCCCCGAATATTCGGATAGAGCAAGCGAGTTTCTATTTTTGAAGTTTGAATTAGACGATTCAAAGAACTCTGGCATCATTCGCATGGCTCCAATCACCGATGATGACTTAGAAGGCTTTGAGCATCAACTAACAGCGATTCAAGAATACCTCGACAATTTCTCCGAAGAAGATGCTTATTCTAACTTTGCATCTAAGCAGCCGTTCCCGAAAGATAAAACTTTTAGTGGACCACTACAATGTGGATTCGCCAAATATCCAGGACAGCTAAAGATTGATGGAACTCCTATGTGGGCATGTTCCTGTAAATGGGCTTTCGATTATTTCTCCACTGTAGATGAAAACGGAAAGCAATTAAAATCATATTTTAATGAATCAGATATTCCAGAAGGACAAAAATACGAGAAGCGTAGCTATGGCGGATGTCCTACACATCAAAAAAAGTCTTGACATCGTGAAGGGGATGTATTATTCTCTTCTTGATGATTCCTATATTTACATCTCACTTCTCGATAGGCAAGTCGATTCTCACGCTACAGCACCCCGACAAAGAAACTTCGGATGGTTCTGATAGCATCTTTTCAATCGCTAAAGAAAGCGGTTTGAAGAACCTTTTCTTGGTTGAGGAATCAATGACTGGATTCTTCGAAGCCTTTAGAATTTCTAAAGAGCTAGGCATTCAATTACACTTCGGCTATAAATTCGTATGCTGCAACTCTGATGCCAATACCAAGTCTAATCATAAGCTTGTTGCCTTTGCCAAAAATGACGCTGGTTGCAAAGCTTTGAATCAATTGTATTCTTTCATCAATACAAGTCAAAAGGGCGCTATCTCTAATGACGATCTAATCTCTCACTGGAGCGACGATCTGATGTTAGCTGTTCCTTTTTATGACTCATTTATTTTTAATAATCAAATGATTATGGGCAATTGCATTCCAAATATCGCACCGCTCAATCCAGTATTTTTCATCGAGTCTAACGGACTTCCATTTGATGAACTAATCAAGAAAGCTGTGCATCGTTATGCGCGAGATACCATGCCAAATGCATCAATTCAATTAGTGCAATCTATTTTTTATAAGCACAAATCTGACTGCGATGCCTTTCAGACATACAAGATTCTCAGCGACCGCAAATTTGGCAAGCAAGCGACACTCTCTTGCCCCAACTTAGAACACTTTGGCAGCGATGAATTTTGCTGGGAACAATACGAACAAAAACTTAAAACAATAATGAACCAACCATGAACGACCTACTTAGATTCAAAAAAGATCAAAGCTACATAGTTTTAGATACAGAGACAGAGGGACTCAACCTCGTCTCTTCCAGACCGTGGCAAGCTTCATGGACTGTTTGCCGTGGCAATACAATCGTCTCCAAGCATGATCACTTTATTCACTGGGACAATATCAACGTATCTCCCGATGCTGCCAGAATTACAGGCTTTGACAAAGACCATTATTATTCAAAAGCCGAACATCCTATTCAGGTATTCGAAAAACTTTCCAAGTATCTTTACGATCCATCGTTTTTAGTTATTGGACAGAACTTTCTTGGCTTTGATGTTTATATGATCAACGTCTGGCGTAAAATGATTGGCATGGATAGCGATCACTCTTATGTCAAAAGAGTCATTGACACAAAATCAATATCCACTGCCATATTCAAGAATATCTTACCCGATAAAGAAAATTTCTTATCATGGCAATATAAGATGTTGCATATTCGCGAAAAGGGTTTAAAAACCAGTCAAGCATTCATGCTTAAATACTACGACATTCCTCATGACCCTAAAAAACTTCACGATAGCCTCTACGATGTAGAGATGACATTCGAAATCTTCAAAAAACAAATTTTTAACATTGATCTATGATTGAACAATTCTCACATTACGAATCCCCATTTCCAGCAGGAGTAAAACTTCCTAAAATCCAAATCGAACAGCGCTACTATCAAGAGCTGGGAATTCCCGATAGCATTTCTAACTTTGAATTCTTACGCCGCATTTGTTTTGAAGGTGTGAAAAAACGAGGCATTCTTGAATTTTCAAACAAAGAAAAATACTTTGAGCGTCTCAAGATGGAATTGTCTATCTTTGAAGATTTGGGCTTTATTGATTATGTTTTGTTGAATTGGGATATTATTAATTTCTGTCACGAAACAGGCATTCCTACAGGTGCGGGTCGTGGCTCAGCTCCTGGAAGTTTGGTGTTGTATGCCATTGGCGTAACTAATATTGATCCAATCAAGCACGATCTATTCTTCGAGCGATTCGTTTCTAAAAGCCGTGCAAGAAAAATCGAACACAACGGCGAAATCTTTTTGGATGGCTCGCTACTGTGCGATGTTGACAACGACATTAGCTACGATAGACGACAAGAAGTGCTAGATTATATTAATAAAAAATATGCTGGCAGAACTTCCAAGATTCTAACCCTCAACACTCTAAGCAGCAAGCTGTGCATTAAAGAGTGTGGCAAGATTGTTGGTGAGATGTCAGAGTCGGAAGTTAATATCATTAGTGATTCAATTCCCAAAAAGTTTGGCAAGGTAGCGAAGCTTGGCGTAGCGTATGAAGAAAGTGAAGTCTTCAAAGAATTCGCGAACAAGAACAAACGCATCTATCGCATCTCCAAAAAGATCGAAGGTCTCAACAAGAATGTCGGCGTTCATCCATCTGGTATTGCTATTAGCTACTATCCACTAGAAGAGATTATGCCTGTGCAGAATACTGGTGAAGAAGCGTTAGTTTCGGGATATGATATGAACAACGTAGCAGAGTTGATGGTCAAGTTCGATATTCTTGGGCTGCGCACACTGTCGGTAGTTAATGACGTTTGCCAACAGATTGGCATCAAAGCTCACGACATTGATGTAGAGCATCCTTCTATTTATGCAGCACTGCAAACGCTGCAAGCTCCTAAAGGTCTGTTTCAGATTGAAGCTGATACCAACTTCAAAGTCGCACAGAAAGTCGCGCCACGCAACCTAGAGCAGCTTTCTGCGGTAGTCGCCATTGCAAGACCTGGAGCATTAGACTTCCTCGACAAGTATGCAGAATATGTAAGAACAGGAGAGTCTCAATCTATCCATCCGTTCTTCGATGACGTTCTCTCATACACTGGCAACATTCCTTTGTTTCAAGAACAGTTGATGAAGATGGCAGTAAAGGTCGGATTCAATCTTGACGAATCAGAACAATTGCGTCGAATTGTTGGCAAGAAAAAAGTCGATAAAATGGCAGAGTGGAAAGATAAGATCGCTCAAAAAATCCAAGAGAACGGTCTTGATCCTATCATTGGAGATATTCTGTGGAAGGTCGCCGAAGACTCTGCAAATTACTCGTTCAACAAGTCGCACTCTATGGCTTATGCCTACCTTGCAGCTACGACTGTGTATCTCAAATTCAACTATCCTCAACAGTTCTTCTTGAGCCTTTTGAAGTTTGCGCAATTCGAGCCAAGTCCTCATGAAGAAATCCTAAAGATTTCCCAAGAGCTTTCGTCATTTGGCATTGAGCTTTTGCCTCCTAGTCTTACCAAATCTGAAATCGACTTCTCGATTGAAGGTAAAGATATTCGCTACGGTTTGAATACGATCAAAGGCGTTTCTACAAAGTCCCTAGAAGCATTGCTAGAGTTTCGTCAAGGAGAATTCGAAAACAAGTATGAGGTGTTTATGGCGGCAAAACAAGCTGGTGTGAATATTGGCTTAATGTCTGGACTTGCTCAAGCTGGTTTGCTCGATCACTTCGTTGAGAAAGATCGCTGCCGATTAGTTTTGGAAGCACAAACATTTAATATCCTCACAGATAGAGAGAAAAGAAACCTGATCACTTTGGGTGAAAAGTATAATTTCAATCTTTTGGAAAGCATTAGCGACTCCGTAAAAACCAAAGCAGTTGGCGATGACAACAAAGCCATCTTTTCTGAAAAGCGTTTTGAAACATTCAAAACAAAATATCAACCCTATAGACAAATCTATGACCAAAACAAACAACACATCAAGTATGCCAACTGGTTCTTTGAGAGCAAGCTTCTTGGTTACAGTTATTCACAAAACATTCGCGAAGTCTTCAAAGAAGCTAGTCAGTCTCATTTTGTTTCTTCGCATGATTTATCTTCAGTCAGTAACAATACCACCGTATGTTCTGTCGGGTTTGTCGTGGATTCCATTTCTAGGACTAGCGCCAATGGAAACAAATATGCTCGCATTGACATTGCTGATGAGCGTGGTAACATTTCAATGCTACTTATGGACAACAGCAGAGAGCCGAAACTTACGAACTTCCTAAGTTCTGGTAAAAAGATTCCCAAAAAAGGAGAAGTGGTAATTGGTGTTGGTCAAAAAAATAACGACATTATTATGCTTGACAAGCTCGTCCTTTTAGAAGATAAAATCTACATGAAGCTCTCAGAGCTAAAATAACAGTGTAATCAAATATGATGGACCTTGACAAAAAAAATTGGACATTCAGTGCTTTAGAATCTTGGATGCATGTAACTAAATTAGCAGAATCTAAGAATCATAAAATAACCAACATCTATCACCTGCTGATCTCCTTATGGGAGCATAGCAACACACCTTTTCTTGAGTTTATAGAAAGCAAAGGTTTCTCCATTAAACCGAAGACTCTTCATACTATTGTAGAAAAATTCGCCAAGAAGAATCCTGATATGTTTTTCAGCACTGAAATGGAGTCTCTTGTCGAAAAAGAAATCCAGAATTGCATTTCAAATGCTACTATGCTCGCTATCAAGCATGAGAACATGTTCATTGGAACAGAGCATTTTATTTGGGGCGTTCTTCAAAGCTCAGAAAAGTTTTGCGATTTTCTCCTAGAGAATGGCATTGATACAGAGCATTTCAAAAACTCTATTGACGCTTTTCTTAAAAGCGATTCGATAGAAATGATTGGCGATGATCTTGGTCTCGATCTTGACGATGAAGAAGATGCAGCTGAATCAAAACAACTAGGTCAATCGCAAATCAATAGATTTTGCATTTTGCTAAACGATGTTGTATCAAAGCCAGGTTTTGGCATCATCTCTGGTCGAGATAAAGAGATTAGCAGCCTAGAAGAAATTCTTAACTGCAAAATCAAAAGCAATTGCGTTTTACTTGGAGAAGCTGGAACTGGAAAAACTTCTGTTGT